GTTCTGTAATGGGTTGGGTAAAATTCTGTACAAGCCCACACAGCTATTTTGCAACCTATTCCTATTAACTGGTGTATCAAAATGATGAATCAACTTACGCTGCAACCAAGTAAAACCCGTCAGATCTGCTAGAGATTGCGCCTCAACGTCATTACCATCAACAGAGTCAATAGTGGCATCATCATTACTCAAACATTCAGGGCAATCAAAAATAGAAAGGACGTTGTGTTCGCACATGCTGGAATCAACCAAATCTCTGGTAGACTCAAACATGACCGTCGCATTCTCCTCATGGGCAATCATCTTTTGAGAAACGATTTGACTCATCTCTGCTCCAGTGCATTGGAATCGGGTATTTCCAATAATGAGTTCAGGAGCCATAAAGACTTTTGTATCTGGGCAATATATGTCATACACAGTGCGGGGAACATCATCAATAACAACCAATCGAGGCTGCTCAATCACATAATCCCAACCATCATGAACAACTGTGTTTAGTTTCTTCATGATACCTGTTTTGTGATCAAAATACTGAGCTTTAACGGAAGGTCCAATTCGTAGACCAAATCGACGTAAAACTGCTGACGGTTCTGCCATAGCATGGTGAGCATGGAGGTCCTTGATATTAGTAGTAGCTACCACCAACTTGGGACAAATCGGAATTTTACCTTTATCTTCCAAGTGTGCCTGGTTTGATACAGTACCAATTGAATTAACAATCTCAATAACATCATTACAGTGATGTGTCAATCCCTTGGCTACAAGATTAGGGTGTTCTTTGGCGACATCATCCATGACGATAACCCAGTGACTAGCTCCCTTATAACCACTCATGAACTCATCATTTGTGTTAAGGGTGTAAACACTAGTCTGGGGATCGTATTTAAGATCAGGATAAATTCCATGTTTCTTCATGAGTTTGGCGTAAATAGTGATAATTTGGGTAACCACTGAACTCTTCCCAATGCCAGGATTACCATGTACCAAAACAGCAAATGGTGGCTTGCGAATAGCAGCAATCCCATATTCCTTCTGTAAAGTTTCATATTTTTTGGTGAGATCACGCCACATGGGAACAACTGCTTTTTCGTATGTGAGGAGCTCAGCTCCTCGAGCTAGGATAACTCTAATCTCTTGAATAAGATCGGCAGCGTTTAAAGACGCATCATGGGGCAATCTAGAAATTACTTCAAGCACATCAGTGTATGATTGTGCCCATTGGCGAACTTTCCTATCTTTGATTAAAAGAGGTTGCAGATTACGATCAGTAAAACATTCATAACCTGTTTCAATCATAGTGACGGCAAATTCAGTCACCTGATAAGCGAGAGCAGTAACGGTTAAGGAGGACATTTTGGGAACACCTCTACCAAAGAGAGATCTATAACCTTCTTCAGAAAAAGTTAAGCCCAAATGCTTCAATACACCACACGATATAAGACCATGGGTGACATTCTCGAACTTTCGGGCTAATTCTCCCCCAGATAGAGACTTCCAGGTATCCACAAATGTTCGCATACCTGCAATGGAACAAGGTAGAGATTGAGCTTCAATATCTGGTAAGTCTTTGATGCGTAATGGTCGCACTTGATCTACAAATAAAATGGTACGTAATACATTCTCCATTTCATCGAATCCATAATATAATCTAATGAAATTACAGATGTTGATAAACCAATTAGAAGGGGATTTATCAGCACGAATAGATCTATAAAACATAACGACATTACAAATGAGATCGAGATATTTAGAATCA